TGTCGCAGCCAGATAGGTATCTACGTTATCTATATCAACTTGTCGCATTCCAACATCGGCGTCATCCATAACAAATGCATCCCCACCTGCAACTGTTGGTGTGGTAACTGTTGCATCAGCATCCATGATATTGAGTTCTGCGGCAGTTGATGATATCGCAGTTCCACTGATAGAATATGCTGCTGCATTCACATATCTAAATCCAGTAATATCTTTATTTGCATCGACAATCACCGCTTTACTTGCGGTAATAGTTCCGGCTGCAACAGCATCCAATACAGTAAGTTCAGATGAAGCTAGACTCGTATCTCCAATTACAAGAGTAGCACCACTTAAATGTAAATCTTTCCAAGTTCTGGTAGCAGAACCCAAACTAAAAGTGTTAGTAGTAGTAGGAATTAAATCAGCAGATATTTTATTTGGGTCTAACCCACCACCATGTTCTGCAAATATAATTTTTCTTATTGATTTTTCTAATAGGTCTATTCGTTTAGTGATTGGGTCAGATGATTGTTCTTGTAATTTGACACCATCTTTTATAGATTCTTGTTTTGATATTGCATCTACTACTGATTCATATCTAGATGTGTCGTCATCTGTCACTTGTTGAACAGGAAGATTCTCTAATATGTCTTCGACCACATCTTCTACTTCAGACTCAACTACATCTTCTACTAATTCATCAGTAACGATTTCTAGTATTTCTGGTTCTTCAATAATGTTTTTTTCATCTTCTCCAAGAACTGAAAATAAAGATTCCATTTTTTCAAGAGTTTTTAATTCTCTTTGTTTTTTATCCTCTTCTGATTTTAGTAAATTTTCTTCTTTAATTGCATCAAGTTCCGATTTAATCCGAATATACCTTTTTAAAGTATCCTTATCATTGAGCTCTTCTTTCAGTTTAGCATATTGTTCTGATAAATCTTCCATTGTTACCTAAACTTAAAAATTATTTTAATGGTGGAGCGTAAAGTAATCCACCTTTATTGTATAATTTATTAAGACCTCGTTTTAGTCCTAACTTCTTTGTGATATTACGGTCAAATATTTCTTTATAATTTCCCACTTGTTTTATCACATCATAAGACCATGTTGCAGGTAATCCTAGTTTTGCACCAAGATTTGGGTGGTCAGCACCATTCTTTTCTCCCATAAACCTTTGAACATTCGGATCTATGTTATTCTTGAATGTATCTATATTTATTGAGTTGATTCCCATCTCTTCTGCAATAAACAAAACATAAACTGTCCATCTTACTATGTCAGACCATTTTTGATCACCATATTTGACTACTGGGCCAAGTGGTTCTTTAGAAATAATCTCTGGTAATATTATATGTAACTCAGGATTTTTGAACCCTAGACGATTTGATGCAAGTCCAGACCTATCTGTACCATACATATCACAATCACCTCTAAGATATACATCTCTTGTATTTTCATTCTCACCAACATTTACAGGAATATACTTTATTTCGTGTAACTCCATGAAGTCTGCAATGTTCTTTGCTGCTGTTCCAGAACCAGCGAAACATATTTTAGCACCATGCATTTGTTTTGCAGAAGATACTCCTAGTGTTCTTTTAGTGATGAATCCTTGACCATCGTAATATGTTGTTGGTAGAAACTCAAATCTTTTCAGTACATTTCTGGTGAAGGTGTATGTCGTGGCTGCGGATAACATATCAATAGTGCCATCTGCTAAAGATGTAAATCGAGTGACCCCATCTATTATTTGATATTCGATAGAATCCGAATCTCCAAAGACTGCAGCTGCAACCGCTCTACATATATCAACATCAAATCCCTTCCACACTAGAGTACCATCTTCATTATCATATACCTCTTCAGAAAAGCCTGGAAACTCATCGTTAGTTCCACAAATAACAACTCCTCTTTTTATTACTCTGTCGTATGTGGTTCCGTATGTTGGTTTATATTCAAGACTTATAGAGTTATTGTTTTGTCCCATTGCGGAATTATCTACAATCATCATCCAGAATACCCAAATAACACAGGCAAAGACTTTACCGACAAATATCATTTCAAAGTCCTGTACACTGCCATTAGTTCCTCATCTGACGGATTTGACGCTGAAGAATATCTCTTATGTCCCACTCTCATGAATGCTTTGATATCGGAAAAACTTGGATAAGTTGTTTGTAAATTATGAAGGAGATGGTCAGGGTCTAAGTGACAAGATGCACATGAATTATCTCTTGCGAATACTCTTGTTGACTTTTTAAATCTTTCACTCTGAACTAATACTGCAGAAAGGTCTTTCTCCATGTATGTTATTCGGTTGTCTATGTCTGGAATAATCATAAAAATTAGATATATGAGAAGTGCGATGATAACATAGATGAATGATTTACTTGCAACTATTTGGTCTTTGGCAGCAAGTTCCATTACTTGAACTTCTTCAACCTTTTTATCTATTTCTTCAATATCATGTTGTAGTATCTTTTGGTCTTTTCCGTTTGCTTGTGTTTTTTCTTGTTGTGCCATGGTTTATTTTCCCTTCCCAACTTCGTTCAACTTCTTAGTTATCTGTTGTTGAAACCACTTGAGAACAATAGGTATACTCACATTAGAAGTGAGTCCAAATAAAAATCCAATGGGGAAACGATAATCAAGAAACTCTTGGAGTTGAGGAACATTTGTGAATACGATAGTAATCAACAAATAACCTGTTAAAGACATACCGATATTAATTAATAGATCAAACCCTATTAACCACGCGTGTCCTTCATATTTTTCTTTATTATCTATTCTATAGTTAAATAGAAAAATCCAAAATGATGAAAATATGATAACAGCATACATCCACAAATCGGTAACATTAAATAAATCAACCATTTTCTTTTGTCTCTTTCTTTACCAATTTCAATAAGTCAGCAGTACTACCAACAAATAATGCATTGGTCACGTTTTGAGCTTTGGCGACTTCCTGTCCATTTCCAGCATTTTCTAATTTTTGTTTCTTTTGATGTAAATCCATTAGTGTTTCTTGTGAATCAGACATACTCTTGAGTAGTTGACCAAACACTTCAAATGCTCTAGGAGATTCTTCTGCTTTAGCAATTTCCAGAAGTTCTTCCATTGCATCTCTACCTTTTTCAATTATGTCATAAAGATTTTCACGAGCATATTGAAAGTCATTTTCTTTAGTATCATCTCCATTTATAACAATAGGAACACTATCTATGACTTGAACATCGTTTTTTTGGGGTTCATCAACGAGCTCCAGATGTTTTTCAATCCTTTGCTCTACTAATTTTTCAACTTTCATTAACTATCAGTTCCAGCTACTGGATCATGTGTTTTTCCTTGAGGAAAAAATTCAAAGGTTTCACTAAATCCAAAATCTTCTTCAGTGGTTGCAGTTGTGTCATCTGGAGCTACCGTAACTCTTGCTACAGTTCCACCAGCAGAAGAAGCGTCTTCAGATACTTCTGACAACAACCGTATACGAGTGGATGCGTCAAATTCATGACTATCTAAAATCATAAAATTCTTACTATAAATCGTACTATCTTCTGATATGATATATATCGGTTCCGATGCCGTAGCTTCTGACATAAGATGAGTATCTACAACAGAAGACGTAATAACTTTTGCGTTATCTTCAACATTTGGATACAAGTAACCTTTCATCGAAAAGTTGAGTGTCCAAATAATAGACCGTCTAGTTGCAAAGTCTCCTTCATATGTATCTTCACTAGAAACACCAGAAAGAACCAGAGGTATATCCATTTTCACATCCATACCAGAAACCAGAGACATTGTTACTGTAAACTCTGGTGTGAAGAATGGGAGCACTTGTTCTAGTATTTGTGTTCCATCTTCTGCATTTTTGACAAAGATATAAAGTGAAAAATCATAATTATAAGGAACAGGATTGTATTGTTTCTTCAGTCCAGTAGTTCCTGTTTTTACATTTCTACCAAGTGTATTGAGTTTTCTCGCACTGTCATAAGACATCGATGTCAACTCAAATCCCATTCTTGGAACTGTCAAAGCAACGGATTGACTAAGATTTGGGTCTGAAGAAATCCTTGCCAACATCTTATCTTTAGGGCCATAAGACAAAGGTATCTTGACCACTTCTGTTACAACATCAGAACTATTCGTTCTACGAACTTCTATATTGTTAAATAACGTTCCAAATGCAACCACCATCTTTCGTGAAGTCTGGTGGTAAAAATATGTTCCAAACATTACGGATTTTCTCCAAATGGATTCGATTCAGTAAAATCAAATACAGAATCAGCATCAATCTCAAACTGTTTATTACTTGAGGTTTTATCAGTTGTTCCATCGTCTATCGATTTCAACGTAGTAGAAGCTTCGTTTGTTGATTGTTGTACGTTGTATGTTCCTGTTGCCGTACTCGTTGCTCCTGTCAGTATTTCGGATAGAGTAAATGAACCATTCATATTGATGAGATACAGATAACTTGTTGCAGCATCCCATCGTGCAACCTCTCCTGTTATAGCAGATGTTCCACCTGTGACTGTCTCTCCAACTGTGAAAGTTCCCGATACACTAGATAACTCAAATGTACGAACAAAAGATTGTTGTCTTTCCACCACATCTATGTCATCGATTCCTGTATCCAACGCTTCATCGGAATATGTAAAGAGTTCACAAGTAAGGTCAAATGTAGGTAGCGCACCAGTTTGATAGAATGGTGTTTCGTGTTCCACAAAAGTTATCTGAAAAAGTTTACTGGTAAGTGGAAAGTGAATCAAGTCACCTTCTTTTGGGCGAGTTCCTATATCCAATCCTTCCCAAGCTCTTCGTGCGAGAGAGAATACGATTTGGTCACGAATCTCTAACCCAAACTTGGAA